ATCTACTGCCGATTTAGTGAATAGTATTTGAAATATCATCATAGTAATCAAACCAGCTACATTCTTCTAATTCCCACTCAACACTAGTAACTCTTAATTTTTTAACTTGTTTTAATGAAGCTAGAAATGAACAAGAGTTTGTAAAATTATCATTGTCAAAAAATCTAACATGAGCAATATCTTCTTTAACATTATCAGGGTTTACCTTTACAAAATTAATTGCATAGGTAACTAGATAGAAGTTCATTAGTAATATATTTTAAAAGTTGTCGTTATAGTTTCTTTGATTTCAACAGTTTGTGTTACTACTTGCTTGTTAGATAATTGAACTGGTGAACAAGACACAAGTAATAATATTAATAAATATTTCATCTTTTGGATTATCCGTTCTGGTCGTCTTTGTTTGATGGTCTATTAGCTAAAGTTCTAGCAATAGATTCTCCTGATCTTCCAACTACATAACCACCTAAACCAATTTGTAATACAGTCCAAACATCAGTAGGCAAAACTACCTGAGAATTTACATGAAATATTAATAAGATAATTGGACTTAAAATATAGTTCCAAATTAATATAGCAATTAATACATACATTAATAATGGTCTCCAAGAACTTGCAAACCAACCAGCTTTAGATTCTGCTTCAATTATTCTAGCAGATGCTTTTAATTCTTCTGTTCCTGATTGTATTAATTGAGTATTAAGTTCTGCTTTTAATTTAGCTGCTAAATCTTTGTCAGCAATAGACTTATCCACTACGTCAAAAACTTTTGAAAGTATTGGTGCTAAAGCTGATAAGATTGGAAGCATATTAATCTACAGCGATTATTGAAATAGTACCAGCAGCAGTCGTGCTGATGAAAGCAACTTTGTCTCCTGATTTAAAACCATCAAATATTTCAACTGAATTAGTTGGTATAAAAAAACTAGTTGTGCTTGAAGCAGTTGGTGCAGAACCAAAAGCAACGTGAACGTGATTACCTTGTGTTGATATTCTAATTTTACCAGAACCAGTAACGATTGCTGAACTTACTTGGCTTAATATAGTTATAGCTGAATTGTATGCTGTATTATCTGGGTCTATTGTTGTTATTCCGTATGTTGTCATAGTGTTCTATAAATGTTCTTTTTTATATGGTTTAAACCCTCAAATTACCCCTATTTTTTAATGTTTAGAGTTCTTATGGGATTATACTCGTTTTTAAAGCCACAATGCCTTAAAAGCAGTTTAAATGATATTACTTACCTTTAGATGAATCTATTAGTAGTTCTATGTAGTGTTTAGCTTTTTCTAAGTCTAAAACTCCACCCTTCTCTTTAAATCGTAAAATATACTTTATGACATTTCCTTCTACAAATCCAATATTATTTTTGATGATAAACTCAACAGGTTGAATCTTGTATTTTTTGTAGTGGCTTCCACCAACTTGTTTTTTATAAGACTTCATAGACTGTTCTTCCATTTGCTTTGTATGCTCTTAAATACATTTTACGATTATTAGCTTTGTTGTATGAGATGTGAACCCACCCTGAGTTAATTTTATCTTTTTCCCAGAACTCTAAAATTACTTGATCGTATTCTAAATTATTAACTACCCAATCAGCAAGTTCTTTATTAGGAACTCCTAAGACTTCGCAATCAACTGCCATACCCAAACAATGTTGTGATGTAATAGAACTGCCTATGGCTTTGCATAATTCAGGTGATCTATAACCTGAAGTAATTTTTATATCGCCAAATTTATTTATGATTGGTTCAATGACTTCGTAAATTAATGTTTGAAGATTAATTAAACATTGATCGTTAGGAATATTATTGATGCCAAGTCTTGTCGCAGTATCACTAAATAATAATTCTTTTAAACTAACTTGCCTATCCATTTGCCTTCTTTGTTAAGTACCATTGGCATTAATCTTGGAGTAGAATCTATAATCATTCCACAACCCATTATAAATTTTGTTTTAAAGTTTTTAGAATATTGAAAAGCCATATTAGTTTGTTGTATTAAACAACCTACTTGCATAGCAAAGAATAGTGCATCAGGATTAGCCCAATATTCTATTTTAAATTTAGAATGAAAATGTCCTTGAACACAACTCATTCCATTGATCTGAGATACTTTAGTTACATCAGCAGATATTCCATGAGTAAAGAAACATCTTTGTTTATTAGGTAGTGTAAGAGTTAAATTATCTACCCAGTTCCATTTTTTAACATTTAAAAACTCGTTGTATTCTTTTAGGTAACCTCTAGGTATTCCTGATTTAATTGCTCTACGATAAACTAAGCTAGAATGATTTGAGTCTAACAAAGTCATTTCAGGAAATATTGATTCTAATTCTTTTATAAAATCTTTTGCTCTAACAAGTTCATGTCCAGCAGAAGCTAGATCAGGGTTATGATCGTGGAATGATAATGCGTGGCAATCAATCTCATCACCTATGTTTACGATTGTATCTGGTTTGTATTCTTTTTTAATTTCTTTTAGGAACTCAAAGCTATCTTCTCTATGATATGGAATATGTAAATCTGATATGACTAAGATTCTTTTATTCATAACTAACTACTAGTTGTATTCGTTTTGATTGGCAATACTTACTTAGCAAGAAATATTGTGATTAATGCCAACGATAAAGCACCAAGTCCACATAATATAGACCAGAATAGAGTTTCTAACTTTTTTTCTAGCTTATATACTGAGCAACCAAGTAATTTAACTTCTCTCTTAATTCCTGTGATATGTCCCTTTAGACTGATTAATTCTTCGTTGTGAGTTCTTGCCATTGTCGTTTAAGCATTTGCAAGACTTTAGCAAGACGCACCTACCATTTGCTAGTTTGAAAATGCACATTTAATTCTATGTACTAATACCAAACTATTATGTTTTAATAAAGTTATTTATTAAAAGTTTTTTGTATGTCCGAATAGAAGTCTTTATAAAACTTTTGAACATCTTTTAAATATGTTTCGTAGTTTTGTTTTAGTTCTTCGTATGTCGGTAGTTTAAATGTAAACATTGTTATCTCCGTTAGTTTGCAACTATATAATGTTGCAACGCACAATAATCAAGTCTATTTTTTTATATTTAAATGTATCTTAATAGATTCTATAAAGTCGTTTATTGCAGGTTCAAACTTCCAACCAAGATAAACTCCTAAAATAGTTCCAAGTATAAATGTAATCATATTTTTTTAATTACTTCTTCTAATGATTCTAAAACTTCCCAACCAGTAGTACCATTATGAAGTATTGTTGTATTTTTGTTTGTACTAAAAATAGACGTTATATTATTAATGTTTAAGTAGATAGCTTTTCCTTTATAATCAGGATTATCAGCAACATTAGTAAATCCAATAAAATTATCAGATTTATTTTCTAGTTTTAATTTTGTGATTTTTTTATTTTGTAACTTAATTACTTTTGACATTTTTCTTCCTTATTTTTTATTATATGCTTTTAATTTCCCAATTTATAATAGATTCATTCCAAGAATAGTATTGATTATTTTCTAACTCAGTTGTTGGCATAGAAACTGGTGATTCCCACAAACAAGTATCTTCATTTAATACCCAAGAGTTAAAAATTTTAGGTGGAATAAAAGAATCTCTTGTTTGATCGTATTGATAACCAATTCCAGCAAAGTTTTTTCTAATATTATTATTATATGATGTTTGGATAACTGGTAAATGAGGATTCTTATATAAATTTTTTAAAAATTTTATTCCTGCTTCTTCAGTAATTGCAATATCGTTAGATACTACAACTACTTGATCTACTATATTTCCTGCTTTTAAAATTGCAAAATGTGACATTATGCTGTGTAACTCCCTGAACCATTAAATTTTAAAATTGTATTACTACCAGATGTTGTAACTGTTGGTGAACCTGTTGTAATAGATGAATAATCAGCAGTTGCCATACTTAATATAACAACTCCTGAACCACCTGCACCACCATTAGAACCAACACTTCCACCATTACCACCATTACCTGTATTAGCTGTTCCTGCTGAACCAGCACCACCAGTTGACCCACTTCCTGTTCCACCTGTGGAATATGTTACTGATGAACCAGTTATTGAAGATGAAGAACCTGTTCCACCTGTTCCACCTGCACTACCTGAACCATTACCACCAACACTTCCTGCTCCACCACCGCCTCCAGCCCCATAATAACCACTAGCACTACTTGCATTTCCGCCTGCATTTCCTTGCCCAGACGTTCCTGCTCCACCTGCTCTTGAATTAGAACTATCATAACCACCACCCCCACCCCCAGAACCACCTGAAGAACCAGCAACATTACTTGGACTAGTTCCTCTACCACCTCCACCTCCGCCAATAGAAGTTACTGTTGAAATTCCTGTTCCTGAAAGTGAAGAATCTGCACCATTATTACCTGAACCAGTTCCACCACTTGATCCACCACCTCCAACAGTAATTGTGTAAACTACACCTGCTGTAAAAGTTGCTGTTGAAGTAAGTAGTCCACCTGCTCCACCACCTCCACCACCACTTCCTCCACCTGCTCCTCCTCCAGCTACTACTAAATAATTTATTGAATAAGTAGGAGGTACATTTGTTAAAGAAGGTGCTGTTCCTTCATTAACTCCACTATAAGAAATATAACCTTGTGTTGCGTCTATATAAACTAATCTTGTAGCTTCTCTATTTGTTGTTAATGAAACATCATTAACAGAACCATTTATTTTTGGTGTTGAACTTATGGTAAGATTATTAGTAGCAAAAGTTCCTGCGTAATCTACTATAACAATTTCATCACCAGCACTTGGTGAAGAAGGTAATGTTACTGTAAATGCAGAAGATGTTGTGTTGCAAAAATATCCTTTATTTGCTGTTGCTGTAAATCCTGATGTTTTAACAGTTGTGTCCCAATCAACAGTTCCATCAGCAGTTAATGTTGTAAATGAAAGAACTCCTGAACCATTAGTAATTAATGCTTGTCCATTTGTTCCGTCAGTTGCAGGTAATGTAAAAGTTAAGTCAGCAGATAAAGAAGCAGGTGCTTTCAGTCCAATATAATTAGAACCATTTGCAGTTAGTTCATTAAATCTTAATGCAGTATTATTTCCTAATATCATATTCACAGATGTTGTGTGAGTAGTATCAGTTAAAGTTAAAACAGTTCCAGTAGCTGTTGTAGAAAGACCAGTAATTGATACTGTTGAATCTAACCAATCAACTGTATTTGCTGTATAGTTAATTGTTGCAAGAGATATGTCATCAGCACCATCATAAAATTTTAATGTAGGAGTAGTTGCATTTGTAGTATCTAGCCACATCATTCCTGCTACAGCACCAGTTGGTCTTGATGTTCCTGAATTTGTAGTTTGAATTGCTGTTAATGCGTTGTTTAAATCTGTTCTAAATGCAGGGAATGTTTGGTTAGCTATGTTATAATCGTGTTGTGCCATATATTAAAATCCTTTTGCCATATAATCAAATGTCTTTGATATTCCAGTACCACTACTATTTTTAAATGCTACATTGAAACCAGTAACACTTTTGCTTGAAATTGTAAAGAAATCGCCAGTATTCATTCCCTGAGCAGTTATTCCTAAAGCAAAATTTGATGAATAAAAAGGCAAAGAAAATGTTACTGAATAAGTTCCAGTCCCAGATACAATATCATTACCACTAAATATTCTGTCTGGCATATCTACTGTAACAGATAAAGCTGATACAACTGGTGTTGACACTCCATCTAAAGAACTTAATAATAATCTGAACTTATAATATCTTGCTGTATAATCTCCGATAACAAAGTTTCTAAATGATGAATATGTCGTACCATCATTAGATAAAGCAATCTCTAAATGTGAATTTGTATATGAAGGTGAATCACCATCAAATGTTCCTATTGCATCATCAAATAAAGAGTAACCTCTACCACTATCAAATAATTCAGAAGGGTTTTCTGCTGATTGAGTTATTGAAGCAGTAACTCTTGATGTAAATACTCCACCCAAATTAATAGGTGCAGAAAAAGCATAAACACCATCACTTGCTAAATCAGTTAATCTTAATTGACCACTAGATAATGTTAAATTTGTTTTTGTTCCAGCAAATGTAGGTGATTCAGTTTGTGTTGTAATTGCATTAAAGTTTCCAACTGACAATAAGTTTGTAGCTATGATTGCTTCGTTAGAAGATAAGTTTCCACTCTTATCAACTGCTTTTATAAGATAAGAACCAACTCTTGCAGGTACAGCTATAGTTGTTGCTGGTCTTGCAACTTTTTCAACTAAAGAAACAGAGTTAATCCAAGTAGCACCAGTTGTTAATGTGGAGTATCTAATTTGATAGTATGCTAAATCTAAATCAGGAATTTGATTCCAATTTAAGTGAGCATCTTGTCCAACTATATTACAAGTAAAATCCTCAACATCACTTGGTAATGCAGTACCACCAACTATTAATCTTGATGCTGATGTATAAGTAGAAGAAGCACCTAATGTATTAAATGCTTTAACTCTAACATTATATGTTTTGTCATCTATTACGTTTAATATTCTGTGTACCAAACCTTTTCCTTGACCAAAAATAATATAATCTGTTTCTGTGCTTAATTTGTATTCAACTTGATAATAGTCCACAAAAGAATCTGGTGATGCACCAATGGTTACGTCTAAAGCAGTTATAACAACTCCATCTGAGTATTGAATTAATTGATCTGATAAAGTAACTGAAGCTGGTGCAGATACATTATTAGGATTAGGTAATGTTGTATCAGCTATTGTTGGTGCTTGTGCTTTTGAACTCCAAGTATAGAAATTATCTTGATGCTCAACTAATTGTAATCCAACTGTGCTATCTGAGTTAATTGCCATGCCCATAACTCTAAATGGTTTTGCACTAAAGCCACCAGTTGAATAAGTAAGATTAACAATATCTCCAATAGTTAAATTAATTGCTTCAGAAGTACATTTAACTTCAACTCCTAAAGCATCTCTT